CTTCGATGACGATGACAGTGCCATTGCCTTTGACTTCTTCAACGATACCGATGTGGGATATGCGGTCAAGGCTATCATTTGGAAAATCAAAAAAGGCTAAGTCGCCAGGCATCGGCTCGGCGGTGGCGAGGTCTTGCCAACGCTTCGCCTCGGCGAATGCCTTTGCCCCTGCCGGTGTGTAGGTGCAATCAGGAATCTTCAAGCCAACTTGCTTGGCACACCAATTGACGAATGCACCGCACCAAGGCTGATTTGCCTTTTGATACTTTGTTTCATTATCAGCAGGGCCTTCAATGTAGCCAAGTTCGGCAACTGCGGTGGCTATGAATTTATCTGCTTGGCACATATTATTTCCGCTTTGTTAGAAGGATTCTATAAATCTCTTCAACTTGTCGTTCTAATCTGTTGACCGAATCTTTCAAACTTGAGCCACCATTTGGCTTTAACTCGTTTAGATAATGCTTGACGAGCCATTTGATGCCAATGGTCACTGATCCGATTATGCTTATCAGGGCAACGATAAAGCCTGCCCAATCAACTGCGCTCATTTTATGGCTCCAAGTAAAGAACGGAAACTGTGGTGGTGTTAACTCCCGCCGTGGCAGCATAAAGAACACTGCCAATAGGAACTAGAAAATCTAAATTTGAATCTTTTGGAAATTGCATTCCATTACTACTTGTCACATCAGAGCCACCAATGTAGCAGGGATGGTCATTGCTATTATGCAGGACAACTCGGCGATTTTCGCCATATGCTTCAACGATAATTTGAGCAGTTGAGTTGACAAGCACTTGTTTTGAGGAAGCCATTTTTCTCCTGTTTCAAGAACCCCAAGTTTTCAAAATCATCTATTTGGTCATCAATGGTGCGAGTGATGGGAAAGATGTCGGAAATCATAATAGATTGACCAAATTCCTTGTTCGCCCCGATGCGAGTTGAGTGTAAACCTGAGTCGTTGCAACCGATGAGTGTCGCATCAAATCGCGCACTGCCAAAAGGTCACCGCCTGATTTCTCAAGCATATTAGTTGCAAAGTAATGGCGACAGGCGTGAAAGGTTTTGACCTCAATGTTTAGGCGCTTCATCTCTGCGCTCGTCATCTTGGAAAGGCAATTGCTTGTCACATTCCACAGACGACCTTGGGTCTTATAGGACAGAATTACATCTGCCACTTTTTGGGCGACAGGAACCGACAAGTCAGTTCCGCCTTTGCCCGCAATTCTTAAAATGTAGCCATCATCTCTTTGCTCTAGGTCAATGCCTTTGAGGTTGGCAACTTCCATCGCCCGCAGTCCTGCCGAGCATCCAATGATGAACCAATCGCGCATTGGTTGCTTGGCTTCGGTCATCACAAGCCTTGCTTCATTAGGCGTTAGTGGGTGCGGTAGCCCGCGAGATTTGCGAACAGGTGGAAGGTCAAGATAACAGTTGTTCGAAATTAGACCCATCTTGTTTAGGGTCTTAAATAAGGATCGAAAGCGAGCTGCGTAGGTGCCTTTTGTTGAAACGGCTTTTGGCACCATCACGGCTGCCATTATGTCCTCAACTGTTGCGAGCTGAGGATGAACCCCCATTCTTACCAAGAGGTTGTAATCATTGCGAAACAGAGCTTCTGAAAAGCCCTGCATTTGATACCGAGCAAGGAGTTTCTCCTTGATGGTTTCCATCTCTATAAGTTCCATACCCGAAGGCTACCCTATGGTGTCAAGCACAATCCTCTGAGATTGTGCCGAAGTTTGTAGCGGATTCTGCGGAAGCGACAGGGTTGAAGTGGGCTGCTGCAAGTTATTTTCCAAATAGCGATTCGGCTGAGGTTACAACAGGTCAATCAACAACTTCTTCTTCATATACAGATTTGGCAACATCTGGGCCAGCAGTAACAGTTACCACAGGCACAAAGGCATTTGTAATCATAACGGCATCAATAAGCAACAATTCTAACGGCTATGGCTCAACTGCTAGTTATGCGGTTAGCGGAGCGACTACAATTTCTGCTCAAGATAAATACTCGGTTTCTATGCGTCAAGACGGCACAAATCCTGGCAGACACGTTCAGAAAGCATCAGTTGGTTATATGATTGAAAATTTAACTGCTGGTTCAAATACTTTTACAATGAAGTATAAAGCCGAAACAGGTTCAACAGCAGATTTTTCTGACCGACTGATAACAGTAATAGATATGGGATCATAATGAAAACTAATAAACCAATAAACCTTTACCAATTAGACCAAGAATTAAATGGCAAAGGCTTAAATGCAACTTTAGATGATAATAAAAAAGTCATTGAAGTCACCTTAGCAGATAATAATGATGCAACTGAAGCACAATTAGAGGCTGCTATCAATGCTCATATTGCTGAATTTAAAGAACCCACAGTTGAGGAAAAACTAACCTCAGTAGGTTTGAACCTAGGCGATTTAAAAGCAGCGCTAGGCCTTTAGCACAATCCCTCAAGATTTTGCTAAAAGCAGTTTAGCCTCATCCTCAGTAATCCCTAGCCGATCTAGCAGAGCTGCCTTTTGGGTGGCCTTGGCTTCGGCTTGAGCTATTTCATCAACTTTTAGCTGCTCAATTGCTAAATCTATTTGTGCTTGAGAAGGGGCTTCGCCTTCTAAAACATCCCATTTAATACTTGAATAATCATTATCAATAAATGAAAACTCTGCAGTAGGTTTTAATTTTCTTATTGCTTGTGTTAAATAATCCATTACGCACCTATTTCCATTAAAGTAATAGTGCTAGTCGCACCTTCGAATTGAGCTCTAACCGCACCACCGGTTGCGGCGTTTTCTACTGCCAATTGAACTTTGTAAGTAGTTGCAGAAGTTGTTGCAGGGCTGTCTAAATAAGTAAAACCTAGAATAGCCTGATTTTGCTCATAATCATCTGTAGTTGCACCAACTCCACCTAAAGTGGATGCATTTCCTGTGCCGCCAAAATCTACAACCGCAGTTGCATCTCTCATAATTCTTGCTTTACCGCCTCGGCCCCTAGTGTCTCCATACGCAATCATAGAGAAAGAGATTAAAATCATTACCTTGCTAGATGCAGAACTAGGCGTTATATTTAAGGTTAATCCTGAATCTGTATAGGTAGTTGAAGCCACAGTTGTTTGAGTTGAATAAGTGCCACTTACAACCTGCAACACTTTTCCACCAGCAGCAGGCGCAGCCCACTTAAGTCCAGTGGTTTCCGCAGAATCCGCTACAAGTGTGTGGCCGTCTGTGCCGACTGCTAGGCGGGCGAATGTGTCTGCGCCTGTGCCTACAACAAGGTCGCCCTTGGCATCAATTTCGGTGGCCATCGAGTTGGTGATTGTGACAGTTCCCGAAGTTCCGCCACCTGAGATTCCTGTTCCTGCGGTGACACCTTCGATGTCGCCCGAAGCAGGTGTTGCGAATTGGAAGAAGATAGCTGCGCTTGCGCTAGTGAAGCGAAGAACGCCACCTTGATTTTGAGCAAGAGCAAGTGATCCTGATGTGTCAACAGTTGCGGTGCCTGCGGTAATCGTGCAAACGCCTGCGCCAAGATTGACGATTGTTACGATGTCGCCTGCTGCAAACAATGCTGTGTTGACAGTGATTGTCGTTGCGCCAGCGTTGCTCATTGAGATAGCAGTGCCGGCATCGGCAGCTACTAGAACATAAGAGGCAACCTTTGCACTTGCATCGCCACCAAGCATTGCAGTCTGTTGCAATGATGTCATTTGCGCTGCCGTCAAGACCTGACCGGTCGTGAAGGTTTGTTTAGCCATTTCTTCTCCTTAGTATGAAAGAACTCCCACAGTTCCATCAAGCAGACCTTGGATTGTGGAATCCAAGATGAATGCCTGAATTATAGGCTCTGCGGTGAGGAAGCGTGTTGTCCAAGTGTTCGGCGTGATGTCGTGCTGAATACCTTGAACGAATAACTCAAGGGTAAAGGTTGAGGATGCCTGACCTGTCTTGGTGACATTTATCAGGGTGAACAAATCTGATTCAAGGCCTGCCACAATGCGATTTGAGGCAGTGGAATCCATAAGATTTAAGCCAATGGAATCAATGCGAAGCAGGGCATTTTCGCGGGCATTTAGAAGCATTGAAGCCTGGTCTAAGGCCTCGGCATCGGTCTGCATTAGAAGGTCAGAGCGCGATCCTGAGTGAATGAAGAAGGTTTCTATCGAGCTAGTTGATTGAACATTTTGGGCAACTCCGCCAAGGCGGGTGACAGTTATATCGTTGAAAATCTGTGTGTCATCGTAGGCAAAGTCAATGCTTTGATAGGAGATATTTGTGCCATCATCATTGAACAATAAAGGCGTTTCGTCAGCCTTTTCTGAAACTGTGGTTCTTGATAGAAATACTGCGTTGCCTTCGTCATCAATAAAGAAGCCACCAAGTTCGCTTTGCTCTATTGTCTGACAGGCTCCAAGCAAGGTGCGATTTGTGCCAGGGTCGGCTTGCACTAGCGTATCGCCTACATCAATCAGTCTTTGACTTACAGGGAAACTTGCAATATCGAGCAAGTTCTCAATGCGCGCCCCCGTGGTTTGACCGGCGGATGAACCCGCAACAGTCGTGATGTTGACATTTTGTAAAAGACGAAAGGCATCGACACATTGGAAAGTCACAGTTGAAACTTCATCATTGCCAAGCCTGAATGTATTATCAAAACTTGTGATGTAGCCTGAATAGAGATAGTAGCGGTCAACACCTGAGCCATCATCATAATCCGCCCAAATGCGAATCTTGCGAAGAGGCAAGAGTTTGCCATAGTAAGGCCCCGAAACATTCTGAGGGTTATAGTCACCATTCTCGTCTTCTAAGACGACACTGGCGGTGCCTGCTTCAAAGCTATTAAGAACTCGATTTCGGCCTCGGCGGATGGAAACGCGAAGGGCGATGTCACTTACATCAACGACATCTGCCGGTGCATCTGCCAAGATGCCCACGCCAAGGGGCGTTGAAGGATCATCTAAAATTAAAGGGTTTCCAAAGGCAGGGCCATTTGCGAAGTCAATGCTGACTCCAAGAACGGGTGTGCCTGGCATTACAGACCGCCAACAAAGAGAATTGGATTACCGCTTTGTTGTTCTAACAAGATTCGCTGACGGATGGCATTAGCCAAATCTGCCTCTGTTTGAACATTGCCTTCAACAGTGACATTGACAGTCATTCCTGCATTTTCTGCCATACGGAAAGAACCAGGGTCAAAAGTCGAACCTGCGCTGATGCCAGGGCCATCAAATACCCCCATTGCTTGCATTCTTGCTCGCTCATCACTAAGAGCGCCAAGCCCTGATGTGCTAATAGAATCAGTCAAGGTATCGATGTGTTCTTTTAGTAAAACACTAATTGCGGTGCCTTTTTCTGTTGCATCTCTAAGTGATGTCAGTGTGTCAATTTGTTCTTCAATTTTACTTATTGAAACTGCTGCGGAAGCAGGATTGAAAGGATTTGCAACAAAGCCATCGCCTCCGCCACCACCGCCGCCGCCTCCACCGCCGCCTCCACCGCCGCCTCCACCGCCGCCTCCACCGCCACCTCCACCGCCGGTGGCACCGGCTACGCGAGGCGCTCCAAGTGCAGCAAGGTAGGCATTTAAGGCTGCGAGAGCATTACGCCAAGATTGAGCAGCTTCATCTCCTGGTAAAGACCAACCTTTGGAGAGTGCGGCTTGTAGGGCAGTGCCGTCTTGAACTGTCTTGCCATAAGCAAGAACTTCGGCGCGGGTCATTCCCCACTTGCCCATCAACTTCTCAATTTCTGAGTCGTCAATCTTTTCATCTTTGAGGGCGCGGGTGAAATCTACATACTTCTCGGCTTCTTCTT